AAACACCTTACCTTCATCTGGGGGAGTGTGCCAGTCCAGAGGAACCTTACACTTAAAGCAGTAAGGGATGAAGGCAATGTAGGAAGCGTTCCAAGCCTGCTGAATTACTGTAGCAGACCTCATTATTTTATGTGGTATGATACTGATTAGAGGTGGTGTACCTACCAATCCTTGTATGGTATCAATGCCTGGTATCCTTTCTGGTTCAGCCATTCTCTACCTCCTTCTTGGGTCTGGTAAATTCTATCTTCACACCCTCAACCTCAGTAATATTAGGTATAACAACTGCCTCTGGTATCTGGTCTTTACTCCTAAAGCGGTATATACGGATTAGTGTCTTGACTAGGCTGGTGAACTCTGCATCACCGAAATAAACCTTTTGGTCTTTAATGATAGTTCTGGTTAGTTCCTTATCCATTATATATTCCTCCTTCTATATTGCCAACTATTGTTAAGTTTATCCATGGCATTTTTGATAACTTTCCTAGACAGTTTGGTATAGTCATCAGTGGTATGCTGTCCTTGAATCAATATAGGATATGCCATAGCCAGTTCTGCCTGTGCCTTTTTTGTAATCATGTAAGGCTTGATTTGCTCAATAATGGCTTTGGCATTTTTACCACATATATTTATGGAGTAGGCATCTTTCCTAGCCAGTTTTGTACGGCTGGTAAATACAGTTCTAGCACCAAGTTTCTTAGCCAACCATGCTATCGTCTCCTTGTGGGTCATAAATATTGACATAGTTAGGACACCTTTGCCACTGATGCTTATTGAACCTTCACCGTCAATTATCCCAGCCATGTAAGCCAGTTCAATTTCATTCCTTGCTGGATTGTCAAATAGTAATTCAACCTTACCTTCCGTTCCATTAACCTTCTTTTTATTCATATATTTCTTCCTAGAGCTTTTAAGAATTTCTTAGCCCTAGCTGTACCGACCCTTTTCTCGTTAACCATGACCTCAGCCAGTATTTCAGCATCCTGACCGATTGTGTACCAGAAAGTCCCAAACTGTTCTATCCAAGCCTTAGCTATCTCCTCACCTACTCCACCTCCTTTTACAGCCATCAAGTTATAGATATGAGGATTCTTAGACTCTATATATATCCTGTCTTTGATATACCGCTTAAGGGTTTTGTGCTCAAGGTTCTGAGAATTCTGGTACAATGCTACCAAGGTCATAGCCGTAGCTGTATAGTCAAAGGTTTCAACCACAGTTACACCACATTTATCCAACTGGCTTTTCCATGCCTGCAATCCTGTATAACTACAGTTGTAGACCTTGCCAGGTATTAAAATGTTTCTTTCCTTAGCCCTGTGCCATACCTGAGTAGCTATCTTTAGTCCAGCCACAGGTTCACAAACACCTTCAATGAGTAGTAGGGTTTCCTCCACACCATTATCCAATTCTCTGCCTAACTGTTCCTCAACCTGGTTTATGCCACCAAGTACCTCATAAATCTGTTTCCTCTCCACCTGTACCCTATGACCATCACAACAGAACCATACATAATCAGCTAGTCCTTGACTGTTCAACCCTGGCTGTGGCATAAAGGTAGTAACAGACTGGTTGATAAGGTATTCAATTTCCTTTGGCTCATGGTTATCAATTAACAGGGTCATTGTCACGGTCTCCAATAGTTATTGTTACTGGTATACTGGTCTCTACCTCAGTGCCACATTGTGGACACTCATAGGTTAGTTCATATATATCGTGGTACCCACCATACATATTATTAAAACCATCCTTCTGGTATCTATAATCTTCCAGCATAGTAATTTTGTGCGGACATTTAGGGCAATACATTTATTTCTCCGTCTCTCCTATTTGCCTATTTGGCTAGTCTCGATTCTCGCTGAGTAAGCACTAAATCAACATTACGCTGTTTATTCTGTCGGTGTGTGCTGCAACACACAAAAACTTTTATCGAAGCTGTGTGTTCAACTCAGTCAAAGTTTTATTTACCAACATGTGAATGGCTGTGTGAGTACCACCACTTTCAATTAATGTTAGGTTTTCTAGTCTGTTGTCATTCCTCTTCCTGTTAATATGATGAACAATCTCACCAGGTTTAAGGCATCTGCCTAAATGTTGAGCCATTATTAAGCGGTGTTCTGCTATACCACCATTAGATGTCATTGGGTAATATGGACTGTCTGGCGGTACTTTGGTATACCAATAACCGTCATAGTCTGGGTCCCGTTTATTCATTATGCTACTCCTTTAATCATCCTTATAACTTGGTTAATCTTTTCATAGCTAGGTTCTTGGAACACCATGCCTTCCAACTGTTTGACCTCAGCCAGTTCCACCTTACAATAAGGCTTGCTGACTTTATCATCCCAATAGGTATGGACAATAACATCAGCACCATCACCTAATGGATTCCAGCCTGACCGTTCCTTCCTACCTGTCTTAGCATCAGCAATTCCACCCTTACCATCAGGCATAGGTCCATATTCATCACGGCTATGGTGAGTTAGAACCAAATGTTTACCATGAGCCTTGGCTTGGTAGATGATTCCTCTCATACGGATGTTAGGTTCCCTATACTCGATTGGTAGTAGGCTGACCCGTAGTTTCTCACTAGGTAATATATTGCCAGCCCCATCTAGTTGTATTTCCTGCTTTTCTTGTAGATAGCCAGAACAACAAATCTCCCATAGCAAAGTACCTGTATCAACTACTATGGTGTTTATGGTTGGGTCATCCAAATGCTGAATATAGTTAATGAGGAACTTATACCATAGCTCCTTCATACCTACAATTATTTTACTAGGTCTGGTTGTAAGTTTGGTTGGGTCTATAGTACCTACTTGGAATGGCATAGGATATGTTTCATGCATAATCAACCCTTGGACTACTTCGGATAGGAATCTGTATTTTGCTCGCTCCCATCCGCCTATGTCAAACTCCATTATTATCAACGGTTTTGGAAAGGTTGCTGCCATGGTGCTCTTGCAACTTTTATCATTCCCCCATATACCTGCAATCATTTTATACCTCTTTGATTTAACTCCTTCACTTTGTTAAAATCATCTGTGTCTTCTTGGGACGGAACCCATATTAGCCTCCATTCAGGACTACCTCTAAACATACCTCTAGTCTTTGCTACTTTATCCAATGCCCTTATACAATAACCAATTATAATGTCAGCCTGTTCATGTTTTATTGGTAGGTAATCAAGAATCTCAGTTAAAAATTCAAGGCAATCACCCATAGAGTATAATTCCCAAAACCATTTACCTCTATGTTTTGGATTCTTATCCTTATAGTAATAGACATGCCCAGTATTTCCAGCCATAGCCTGGAATTTGTATATGAACTCCTTATCAGTATTAGCCATACCTATTCTGGGTTGGAATGAGTTATGATTTTTGTGTAGTAAGATATAACCCTCTGCTGCTATAGTCCATGCTATTGCTTCAGGATTTTTAATAACACCATCATATAACAGTGTGACATTACTCATGGCACTAGCCTCCCCTTCCTTCTATCTTGAACCCTTCGACCAGCCTCAGTCCTGATTTGATTCAGGTCCCAAGTTGATATGGTGTCTGGGTTACGCTTACCATATCTGTCTTGGTACAGTTTCTTAGTCTCATCATCAATCTCTCTGACTATCCTCTGTTGGTCAGCTCTGGTTATATGAACTCTACCCATTGGCTGGCTCCTGATACAGCATCCCTTTAACACAGTACCTTGCTACCTCACAATAGCCCTTGCATCTGGCTCCTTCCCAACATTCACGGTCATTACAAGGTTCAGTCCATCCTTCTTTCAAAGCCTTATCTAGGTTAAACGCTTTAGCATTAAAGTAATCCCTTACTACCAAATCATCCAGCCTGTCAATAGGTATTTTGTAAATATTCCTAGCTATACCTCTACCATGAGCCACAGCTAGTCCACCGTCCCTAACCGTTACCTGCAATTGCATCTTGGATATAGCTATACCTAGCTCCTCCAGCATTATTCGGTAACGGTTTAGTTGTAATTCCTCATTAAATACATCAGCCTCTTGAGGCATAGCTTGAAATACTGAAACCATCTTGGGTTCACCAGCCTTACCCCACTTACCTGATATCTTATATACTGCTCCAGTAGGGTCAGGCTTCTTACCTATCTCAACTATGCCTATGGCTTTGGCTACTCTATAACTACCCCATAGTTTATAGTCCGTGATAGCAAAGGAATCATTAGGCTCTGGCTCCAGCAGGTCAAATATATCCCTGTCTATGTTGAGAGGAATTTCAGCAGGTAAGTTTAATTCTTTGGCTATTACCTCCAGAGATTCATGATGTTTGGTACCTGCCAACATAAAGGCTCTCTTGTCAGGGTCTACTGCATAAGGTTGGGTTAGCTTCAAGAACTCCATCATAGTACCATTAAGTAATTGGGTGGTTGATGGTACCCCATTCCACTCCCTTTCATTGGACATGAGAGTTAGAG